CATACAAGTCCGACAGTCGGGTGCGGTTATGCAACGGGATGACCGGCACCAACATCATGCCGTGCTTCACCCTGGACAGAACCTTCCACTGCCCCTGCTCCTTAACCCACTGGATCGTGTCCTCAGGGGTGTACAAAGTAGCGGCAATAACAGCGGTCTGATCCTCCGTGTACACCACCCGGATAGCCTGCGTAACCTCACGGGTACGCGGATCAATCACCGCGTGCAAACCCGTAGGCGGCTCCACCCTGATAAGCGGAACATCAGGGTCAACATTCAAATCCAACTTCGGATCAGGAGCCGCAACAGTGATATACGTCCTGCCGTACATCAACGCATCAGTGTGACCCAACGGGGCCTCAACATCCAGGTTGTTGGCCTTCCACCAATCCCACAACTCCGCGTCAGCCTCATCCGCGCCGCCCATCCTGAAACCCTCAAGTTCCTGACGTTCAGCAATCGAATCGACATACAGACGCGGATAACCCACATGCGACAACAACTTTCGCATCTCGGGCGGCACCGCCACACCGATAGCGTCCGGGCGGCGTTCCGCGTCGTAATACGCTTTCGCGTCCTTCAAGCCAGCCTGACGCTGCTCGAAGGCGTTAATCATTTCGTCGCGTACCTTCTCGACATCCTGCGCCATTACGAAACCACCACCGCTCGGCGTGTCCTAGCGTTTCTACTCATCAGATAGTCCTGTCTGCCACCGAAAGCCAAAACCGCGCACACGGCTGCGTCAATCTTGCGACTCGAATCCTTCGATGCCTTACGGATCGAAATAGCATCAAAATTGGTGGGATACCTGCGTGCGTTCAACACATGCTGACGCAACGTCAGGTTGCCGTCATGGCGAACCTCACCCTCCAAAACCGCATCCAAAAATCGTTCACAGTCCAACGCGAAACGCTTCGTGTTGCCCCGCATATCGAACGCCACAGGGTTATTCGGGGAAGCCTTAACCTTCAACTGCTTCCGGTAATCCCTCGACCACTGATCGACATACGCCTCGAACTCCTTGACATCCGCCCGGAACGCAACCACATCGAACTTCTCGAAACAGGAACGGACAGCAGCATCCACGTCCTCGCGGGGAACCTCACCACCGTGCTTCACCGGGTTCCAAGCCCCGATCAGGAACAGCTTCGCGTCATCCAGCCTGCACGCCACCAAAGCTGTCCAGTCATTGGACTTCGACCCGTCGAACCCCAACGTGATCCGGTCACCCTTCTCCAAGGGCCGCTCAACATCCGAACAGGCATCCCACTCATACGGTGCGACCCAAGAGTCCTCAGATGCGTTGACCTGATTCAAAAACTTTCTGCGAGACTCAGTGATCGGGTTACGAACATCCAGAACCGACTCGATGATCGAATCGACCGGCAGCCAAACCGAATCGCCACGGGCTATCTCAATGCCCTCACGGAGCTTCGCCACACCCGCCGCGTAACCGTCCGGGTCTTCCCGCTCAGACGGTATCTCCGACACAGGGGTGTCGGCTGGCGCTTCGAGTGCGTCGTACAGGGTGCCGACATCGACAGCCTGACCTGAATGCACAGCCTGCCAAGCGTCGTAGTCCCGTTCCGCAACGGAATCATCACCGGGGATGTGCGCGTTGCAGATCGACAGAATCCGGGCACCCGGAATCTTCGTGACGTTCCCCTCAATGACACCGGCAAGTTCATGCCCGTCATTGGAGTCCACCCACCACTGCGTTTCGTTACGGATCACCAGGGTGGGGCGGTTACCCTCCATCGAATGGGGGGAGGAGGTGACAGCTTCAATCCTGCCGCCAGCCTCCGAATAGATGATCGTCTTATTGACCTCAAGGCTGTAGTCCTCTTTCAGTTGGGAGGACACCATCACCGGGAACAAACTCATTGTGTTCTTCGTCTGTTCCTGGGACACCGCGACGATCTGAATCCACGCGGCGTGCCTAGGCTTACCCACAGCCTCTGTGCCTGCGAAGTGGCTGAAAGCTACGGGGCCGCACAACTCCACCAGCGACAACGCAGCCGCTAACGGGTCTTTACCGTGCCCCTTCATACGCCGGAACACACCGTTACGGTGGCTGTACCTGCCGTCCTCATCGACGGCGAACCACCACAACACCCAGCGGGCCTGCTCCAAGGTGGGTAAGAAAGCTTCGCCAGCGTTCTCCCCACCGGGGGTCTTCACATACGTCGCCCACCAGTTCAACACACCCCAACCAAGGGTGCGCTCGGGTAGATGCCATGCCCCGTCAACGGTTTTCCGCCAGGTAGGGCCGATCAGATGTGGTGGTGCCGGGAGTAGTTCTGTTTCACCCACCCCCGACACCTCCTCATCGTTTAACTCTGGAACGGCATTACAGCACGTTCGACCAATGGAACCTGTATGTGGAGTGACCGTTGGACAGCACCATGTGATCCCCGACTAACTCCAAATGCCCATCCAGGGACACGGACTCACCGTTCGTCAACAACACCGTGTGCAGCACCGCACAGCACTAGAACAGGGTGCTGTCGAACAGTTTCCAAATCCCGAACCAGATACCGGACGCTGCGAACGTCGCCAACGCAAACCGGAAAGGTGTCCACTGCATAACAAAACCTCCTAGGCGATAGGCAGCAGCGCCATACGCACCACAGCCGAAACAAGTAGAAACGCTGCCAAACCGCCCAAAGCCAGTTGCACCTTCGGGTTTCCGAACTTTGTTGCCACACTGCCGAAAAACAGCACCAACGCGAACAGAATGGTCATCAACGTGTACTGGCTAGCCAACTCACCGGAGATGCTGGACTTGGCCAACAACTCCTCAGCTTTCAAAGCCAGTTGCTCGGACTTCTCCTGGCCAGGCGGCACATACGAGTCCAACGCCAACGGTGTGCCCTTCGGCAGTTTCTCGTCAGCGGGATCGACAGCACCCAGCCACGTTTCCTGCGCCTCATCCAACTCAGGCGAGAACCGTTCAACGATGAACGTGGCGAAATCATCGCGGCCAAGCAGGATCGCTTTCTGCCACTCAATCCACACCGACGCATCCACGCTGGTCTGTTCTGCGCCACGCGCAGCCCAACGGCTTGAGTCCGCACGAAGCACCGTGGACTCCGACACCAAACCCGACGATTTACCGCCCCAGTTACTTGACTGGAACGAAGCCCAGGTGGCTGCGATAGCGGCGACCGCCATGATGATCGCCAACGTGTTCTCATACCAGCGTTGCCTGCGCTCCGGAACCGTTTCGGCGTGATCTTTCGGGGGTGCGGCGAGCAGAAACTCTTTCACCGACCGCCAATTCACCCGGCGCATCAGTCCACCTTCAGACGCATCATGAAAGACAGCAGCGTGGTGATCGCGGTTTTAACCAACAGGATGCCCATGATTTTCCACTGCTCAGGGTCAGTGAAATCGAAGTTGTCTTGGGTCATCATGCCCAGCGTTGTAGTCGCCGCGAAACCGATATCGACTGCCAGGTTTTGCAGCAGGGTGCGTTTCGTGGACGCACCGAACTGCATTTCACCCTCAATCTCATTCGGCGCTTTGACAGTCACCTTCTCCCCGGAAACCGCTTTAGCGATAGCTTTTTTTGCGTTGGCCTGCATTTCCGGGGTGCCGGTCTTGATGCTTTCAGCGACAGCTTGCTTGATAGCGTCCTGCAAGCTCTGGCCGACATCAACCCTCACCGACTCCCCGGTCTGCGGATTAACCGCTTTCAACGCGGGCGGCTGATACGGCGGCACCGGGGCCGGGGTGTAGGTGTAACCCGGCTGCTGCACGTCGTATTGCATCTGCTGAGGTGCCGGGGGTGCCACCGGTCCGGGTGGCGGCGGGGCGGGCCGTGGGGGTGGCGGGCCAGGTTGGCTCTCCCACGGCATCAAGGTAATTCCTCCTAGAAACTGTTACGAGTTTCCTCATAAATCGTGCGGGCATCCACACCCGCACGCATCGCAATCTCAAACACCAAACGCTGAGTCAACAAACCCTCAGCCCGAATGTTCAACAACGATCCCTCGACGTTCTCCGGGTTGGAGTGGTGTCGGGGCAGACCGGTCAGCGGAGTAGCCGCGCCAGGTGCGGGTACATCCACAGCGGCGGCAGGGGCAGCAGCAGGTTCCTCTCTAGGAACGAACTGATCTGCGACCTGTAATGCTTTGTGGTACCGCTGAACCCGATCATCGAACCCGTGCAGTCCACCGTTAATGAGGCGGCACACCTGTTCATGATCCTCACGATCCGCAGCATCATTGATCTGCGAACCCCTCGCAACCGTCCAATACCAAGCCGTCCCAAGGAACGCGAACGTATCCCCACCCAACTCATGCGGGTTATCCACAAAATACGTCGGTGTCGGAACGTAGTTGTGCTTATACGCCCACTCACTGACCTGTCGATGGTTTTCCCGGCCTGTAATCTGGATAGGTCCGTGACCCTTGTAGCGCATACCGTCACCAGGCTGGATGTTGCCAAGATCAGCGCGACCCTCATAAGCGGACCCATCAGCAATCTCCTCCATGTAACGAAGACCAGCCGACTCATGCCCAATCTGGGCGAACCACTGGGCGACACGTTTCGGGTTGGTGCATTGCGACTGCCGCAACGCATCTTTCACCGCAGGCACCAAAGCCCGGTACCGGTCAATGCCCAAAGAACCACCCATCGCAATGGACAGAGCCTCAGCTTCATCCAGGGCGGCGGCAGGCCCAGGCAGGACCGGAACACCCGCAGGCTCGGCGTGACCGTAGACGTACCCCTTCGGGGGGATCAGAGTCGCGCACTGATCGTGCGTAACCCAATACACCGTTGGCTGGAAACCGGAGTCCACGATCAGCATGTGCTTCGTGCCGTTATCGTCCTCAGCCACACCGAAACACGTCACATAATGGTAGACAGTGCCACCACCATACGAGGGATTCCTGACCTGCCCGTCAATCGGGGAAGGGCGTGATGCACGCGGATAGTTCGACATCGGGGCCACAAAGTTCATCAAACACGGTGCCCCGGCATGAACGATGGAGCCGAACACGTCATCCCACAACTTCTGCTTCTGCTGCGGGGTAGCCGGATCGTTAGGCATTTCCTGCAAACGCCAATCCATATGATGTGCCCGCTGCTGCAACACATCCTTGATCTGGCCAATCCAGTCCGTACCGTTCTCGGTGGTGCGGCAGGCCATAGCCAACTCCCACTCATCAGCCGGGATACCCAGCGAAATGAGAATGTTCTCCGCAGACCCAGGCCCGCAGTGGAAGATGGTTTGCTGGCCGATAACATCTAGTGGCGGGAGATTCAGAATCTTCTCGAACGCCATAGTTATTCGCCCTCAACAACCTCGACAGGTTGGACACCCACAACCGCTTCGGCTTCACGCAGCACCGCAGCCAAAGCGTTGGCCCTGGCTGAATCAGTCGGGTCATCAACCACAACCTCATCAGCCCTAGCCGACCACGCCACCCGAACCTCGTCAGCGATTTCCGGGTGCGCCGCGATCACCGCAAACAAAGCAGTGTGCTTAGCCTGCAAATCAGCAAAAACCTCATCGAAATAAGCCATAATCCTTCTTTCTCCTTAAACCCAGGTGTCCCAAGCGACACGTTTCCACTGGTTATTACGGACAGCCACATACAGGTAGTTAACGTCGGTGGCGATCTGCCCCACGGAACCGACCGCTGTAGGCGAGTCGGGAGTAAGAGTGTCACTGCGAACAGTCGCTACATTAAACGCAACCGATATGGCAGAACCATTCAGCACGGCGGGACCGTAACGAACCATCACCGCTCCATCGCCTTTCGGGGACAGTTGCAGATCAACTTTCGCATCCGAACCCGTAGTGTTAATGGTAGCCACCGCCCCCGCAGAGGGCTGGTTGATAGACGGGGCGGTGATGGTAGGCAGATTCAAGGTTTTGTTGTTCAACGTCATCACATTAACACCAGTGACGATCTGATTACCCACAACCGGCGGGGAAGTCAAAACATGGGGAGCTTCCCCCGAACCAAAGTAGGCGTTCCCGTTGCCCGTAATAATCGGATTCCGGACCGTTTTAGCCGTGCCGTCATAGTTTCTTCTCGTCAAAGCGTTGAAAAAGTTGCTGTTGTGAAAAAGGTTCCCGTCGGTTCCCGAGGCATTGCTAAACGGGTATTTCATCTCCTGAGGACTGCGGTCATCAATAACGGTGTTGTTGCTGAAATAGTTTGTTCCAACAGGACTGGCGTTGGAAAGCCAGAGAATACCGTTACCATCGCCTGTGTTGCTGGACTGCGGGTTATAGACAAGGTTGCCGAAGCACCGGACATCACTGGTGGCAGCAAACATCATCCCATGCCACGGTGCCCAGGAAATCTCATTGTCTCGCACAACGGGCCGCGTACATTCAACGATGTTGATACCGCTTCTAACGCTTGTCACACCAATGGGAGGCCAAAAAATCTTGTTATTGCTGAAAGTCAAAGAATCTATTTCGCCAAGGAAAGCTCCATGTCCTTCGGAGTCGGCATCCATCGCAATAATGTTGTTGTCGATTACTAAGTTTCGAAGACCCGACCCGCCAGCGGAAACCTGATTGCTGCCCAGCGCCGCAATGCCGGTACCGCCAGCGGATATGATGTTGTGGTCAATAATCGAGTTCGAGGCATTGCACGCAATACCACTGTCCGAAGAAACAATCTCGTTGTGGTCAATGATTATCGACATGAACTGGTCACTGTCATTGCTGTACGGCCCGCCGCCGTTATCGCTTACCACAATTCCATACGCCGCCGAACCGGCAGGCGCCAATTGCGTGCAGATATTGTGGTCGATGACTACTCGACGCATGTTGACACCCTGAGTAGAGGTGCCTTCGTAATAACCGATTTCCAAGGCAATAGGAGCAAACCCTGGGCTGTTTGAAGTGAAATTATTGTGATGAACGTGTGTCAGCATAGAAAGACTGCTCACAGTTCCGGCCTGGATGCAGCACGCCGAAGTCAGGTTGCCCGTTACCGTGTTCCCTGAGATTACTGTATCGGTGCTCTGTGGCGTGTCGCCGGGTGCAGAGGGCTGAAGGGCTACATGAATCGCGTTTCCAAGACCGCTATAGCCAACATCACGCAAAGTGTTATTGATGACCCGCAAATTGACAGCGTTAACCAAATTAAATCCATGGTAAGCAAAGCCAGTTGCCGAACAATCCTGAACGATAATGTTTGAGCAATTGTAAAACCCGATAGCCCCCCGCCGTTCATCATTGGGAACACTAGGCGTGGAAACATTAAGGTTACCAGCAGTCAGTCCCGCACCAACGAAGCTAACACCATAAACCTTGAAATCACTGAATGGCGTGAAAGGGCCACGATTTGTGATGATCTCCTCAACCGCGTCACTATCATGCGTCAAAGTGGCCCCGTAACCCATCACCGTCACATTCGACTTTGGGAACAAAGAAGTCACCTTGAAATTGTGACCAGCTGGCAACAAAACAGTCCCACCCGCAGCGGTCGCCGCATCAATCGCAGCCTGGATAGAAGCCGTGTCATCTTTGGCGCCGTCCCCCAACGCACCGTAATCCAACACATTGAACGTCGCCGCACGCTCAGCCACCAACGAAACCCTGGCGGCCTTCTCATCAACCGCAACAACCAACGCACGGCCAACCACAGAGGAATCCACAATGGACTCCGCTAAAACATCCGGCAGATTCGCGGCAGGAACCAAACCGTCATCGTCCAGAACCGGGAAACCACCAGGCACACCCTCGGGGCGGTCTGGTATCGCGCCCCACGACGAAGGGCCAGGCTCACCCTTCTCGCCGGGAGCGCCGTCTTGGCCGTCTACGCCGTCACGGCCGTCAACGCCGTCACGGCCGTCAACGCCGTCACGGCCATCAACGCCGTCACGGCCATCAACGCCGTCACGGCCCGGAACACCAGGATCCCCTTTGTCGCCCTTATCGCCCTTATCGCCAGCGCCAGACCCCGGAGGGCCAGGAGGCCCCACCGGCCCACGCGGGCCAGGAACACCAACCACCAAACCACCAGCAGACACACCACCGCACGAAGACGCACCACCGCAAGACATTTACTTCTCCACCTTCACATAGCCACGCGCCCAAGCCGTCCCACCGGCAGGCTCACCCTCCGGTAAAAACACCAACTGCCACCGGGCGCGAGCAGCCACCAAATCAGCCCGCTCAGACTCAACCTTGATAGAAGCCAACCCGCCGTCGACCTCAAAAAACCACTTCTCACCATTGGCGAACTCAAAAAACAATTCCCCCGCAGGGAACTCCTGCGGATCACCACACCGATCAACCAAACTGATATTCCAAATGAAATCTCGGCCACGGGTCAGATACATCACCGTGTCGTGCAGAGAAGTACCCACCGACTGCGGCATCTCAACCTCCAAAAGAAAAATTGCAAAGGGTAAACCACAAAGCGTCTACCGCTTTGCAATAGCACTGGCGGCAGGACTCGAACCTGCAACACACGGCTTTGGAAACCGTCGCTCTACCAATTGAGCTACGCCAATACGTCCCGTAAAGCCGGGACTAACTACTTGTCGTCTTCGCCTTCGACAGGCTCATCGACAACCTCAACGTCATCCTCGACAACCTCGTCCTCGAACTCGACATCAAGGCCCTCATACTCAACATCGACCTCAGCCTCAACCGCCGCATCCGGCACAATCGCATCCAGGGCATCCGCAATCGCCACCAAACCCGACAGATCAACCTCGTCCTTCACCCCGGCGGCGTCGATCTGATCCTGAACCTCGTCCAGACGGGCCACAATCTCGTCCCGAACCTTCCCAAGCTGACCCACAACCGCGTCAACAACATCCTGAACTTCTGACACAACATTCCTTTCAATCTGTATCCCGAACCACGCCACCGCAGACACCATCGCCAACGGGAAAACAACCCACACAAAAACCCACTCCACAGCAGGCATCCCTTCAAGTAAGGCCGGGGGAGGAGGAGCAAAGCGGGCCACACACAAACCCGCGCTACAACTCCTCAACCCCGGCTGGCACCTACCCCTGCGCTAAACGCGCCCGGAAAAGGTCCGCAACGTCCAGAACCGCACCCTCAGACTGATTACGCTCAACCTCAAGCCGAACCCTGCGGCGGGCACCCTCAGTCAGCAACAAATCCGTCAACATCGTCTGAACGGTGGACAACAGCTGACCCGAAGGGCGGGGCGACTTAAGAAGATAATCAGCGAAATGCAACGTGAACTTGGCGTAAGCCCAATCACTTGCCTCATAGAAGCGGGACTGCGCGGACTCCTTCAGAGATAGGTACAACTCCCGCACCAACGGGTGCGGATCAGGAATATCAAGATCAGGAACAAAAACAACACCGATAGCCTCGACACGGTCAATCGGAACATCCGGGCGGTTACGCCGG